ATTCATATAACTAAAATATATAAAATTATTTTTATATATTATTTATATCTATCACCATTTGTGACAGTTACAACACAACGATATGAAAAGCCTATTCGTTACACTTTGATACCTGTTTATAAAAACAGTACTTTAGCTTATAATAATAAAGGTCATCTGATGGGAGAAACGCCATGCGAGTATTCTGTACAGTCTGCGGAAATAGAGCCCATATCAATAAGAGTAATCGCCTCAGTTTAGGTTATGCCGATTTATATTGTTCATGCACTGAACCTGAATGTGGTCACACCTTTGTCGCCAACCTCACCTTTTCACACACACTCAGTCCATCAGCCAAAACTACAACAGCTTTGGTGAGCGAATTAGCTAAAGCACTCAGCCCCGCCCAGCGCAAACAACTGCAACAAGAACTTAATTTTTGACAGTGCCATGGCGCTTAAACTGGCGCCTGATTTCTAACTGCTGCAATTCAAAGCGCTCTTGTTTCACAAGCGCTAACACATCTTTAAGTTGTTCCAACGCGGTGGACTGCTCATTAGAGCTAAATGATTGCCACCACTGCAACACATCAGCACCATCAAGATAAACTTGCCATGCACTTTGCCGTATTTGCTGCTCACGCAATTGCTGTTGCTGCGCTAATTCATCTTCAATGGCGCGTTCCACTGCTTGCCACCCTGGCGGCTCAACACGATTAATCAATAATTGGGGCCCTAATACCGGATCACTGCGTAGCCGCAGCTGCTGTTTTCCTTCTTGTAATACGGCGCCAGCGCGTAAACAGAATAAATCCATCTCATCTAACTGCAAATGCTGCTGGGTTTGCCTGAATTTGGCATCATTAATGGGCAATTTCATCAAGTGCGTACAGTTATTGTCAGTACTCCAAGGTGCGCAGCTGTCGCTGCTTTTAAAATCAAAAGCCCCCGCTAAACCGAATTTGCTAATCGTCCAGCCATCGCGCCGCGTTAATATAGTTTGAGTATCAGCAAACACCCCTTTCACTCGGCCCATGATTTCGCCATAACTGTTAGTCGAGTCCATTTGCTTGGCAAGTTGCACCGGTCTGTCTGCCCGTTTACAACAAGCGCCGCCCATGGCCATCACATAGCCACGCCAATTACTGCTATCTGCCGCTCGCCGTACTTGTTCAATAATGGCTGAATCATTCACAGGCTCACTCAATCGCCGCAGCTCTCGCCATACCGTCACGGGTGGGCCACCTATTTGTTGGAACTGGCGAATGCCCCACATGGATGCCCAAGCCAACACGCCCTCAGCCCCATGTTTACCACTGCTTTCAGCCTCGTAGTCGGTACTAACCCCTTCACCATCCACATTTTTAGCAATGTATTTGGCTAAATAACCCGTGGCACTCTGCTCAGGATCAATAATCTTAAAATCAAATCGAGCTCGATAACCGCGATGATTCATCGGCCGCTTACGGCGTGGCATCGCGAGTTCATGTTTATCATGCTCAAGTGCATAACGGCGCATAATGCTACGCGCATGCCGCAACTGCTTCGGGTGAATAAACAGCAATAAATGCCAATGGGGCGTGCCATCGTGATGAGGCTCTGCTACCCGAAAACCAAAATATTCAATCCCCTCACGGGCAAGTTTGGCTCGCGCTTTGGCCCATTGTTGCCGTAAATAAGCTTGGGTATCCCGTGGGCTTGCCCCTTCATATTTATTGTTAGCCACACATTTGCCTTGTTTGGTATTGCGCCATGAGTGATAACGACTCGGTGCCGTCCATGTATAAAACTCAGCGCAATAGCCCATATCATCAGCAAGCTCTTCAAATCCACGCAACCTCACCATTAGCTCAGCGCGGCGGTTGGTGGGATTCGACATTGAACTGGCCACGGCATCAGCCAACAAAATCTCTAACGACTCATCTTCATTCACCGCGTACATACTGTTTAACCAGGCTTGCGCCGCAGCTTGTTTTTGTTTGAACTCGGCTAAACAATGGCGTGACACATAAGCAGACACACCCCGCCTCACTTTGCCGGTGATAATGGCGGCATGTTCTTGGTAACGTAACCAACACTTTTCTAATTGGCGCCGCCACCATTGCTCATCCACCAAGCGAGCAATCGCCCCCGCCACTAAATCATAAAATCCATTATCTTGTTCAAACTCACCCGTTTGTTTACGTTGTTCGTAGTCATATAAACAAGGCATCACGGGTTCAAATCCCCATTGGTCTGCCGGTACTTTAACGGCTCGCAGCAACACAACAGCATCTACTTGAGTCTGGCCAAATTCCGTCATTTGATGCAATACACTGGCGCAGCGGTCAGCCCATTCGGTTGCAATGGCTGTACGTCTGATTTCAGTTTGGAGGTGCCATAATGGCAAAGGGAATTGATGCAACATTGACTGCATAGCAGCCACACGTCGACGCAACCAAATATTGGCAGAACGCGCCCGCTGTCGATGCCGCCTTGCATACTCCTTAAATAAGTTAACCGCCACATCATCTGGCACTTGTTCAAGTTGTTTGTATGCCCAACGTAAATCAGCTTTAGCTGCGTATGAAACAAAAATAGCCGAGGTATCAACCTCGGCTTGCTGGCATATTTCCACTACAGTGGCATGTTGTGTGTTTCTTCAAATGACAGTTCTAGCGCTTGTTCACGCTGCACTTGTTCAAGGCAACAGGGGCAAGCGGCTGACACAATTTCATATTCAGTTTCATAACTCACCCAGCCTGCATCGCGTAGCCGCTGCTGAATATCATTCAGATTAAAATGAATATCTGCAGGTATTTGGTAAGTCACAAAACAGTGTCTGCACTCCACTTCGCACAACACATTAATTTCACATTGATGGGGTACGTTTAATTGCATACATCCTCCAAATACTCACTGACTGATAACCCTAATGCTTGCGCTTGTTCAATATCTTCAATGCGGCGGCGTCGCTGGCATTGCATACGCTCATCCGCACATGGTGGGCGAGCATTCAGAGAGGGTGCGCCATCCCCAAAAGGATAACGATTAAACGATGATGGGTTATCATCCATAGCGGGCTCCTTGCATGCGCATGGCAAGCTCGGCATAGGTGGCACTAATACTGTAAGCATTCAGGGCATCAACTATCGCCCCATGACGTAACCGTGTTTTAGCAATAAACAACCACAATCGACATTGGTGCGCATAAAACGGCGCCATATAAGGTTGAGCATCTGCGTTTAATTGCTCAACGGTGAGGTAATCCATCATAACAACACCCCACTGACTTCAATATGATTGCGAATCGCCACAAGGCGCACATGTAAACGCTGACGAATAGGTAACTGTAATTGCTCGGCAATGCCAATTAACGCTTCAAAGATAGACTCGGCTACTACGGGCAATATCAAGCCACTGTTCAGCGCGACAATGGCGCGGTTAGCTTCATCACGTAAACAGGCATTAATCGACACATGACTAATCATCGGGCTAATACTTTGCATATCCCCTCCTACGCGGCAATGCCTTTTCAGCGGCGAGTTCAGCCGCGACCGAACTGACATCTGCAAGTAAGTCGTCATTGTGACCTTGGCATATCAATGTTTTGGGAGAAGAATAATGAAAGGGGGATGCAGGCGATTTAAGCGGTTTAGCCACAGGCCGTTTTAGCGGAATAACATCACCACGCCCGATGGGCTTACCTTTAAATAATTGGGCAATGTCGAGTAGTTGGATCAAGGTGACGCGTAATTGTTCGCGTTGTTCATCATCAAACGCATTAAATGCGGTACGTAAATAGTGATGGGGAGACAGTTTCGCGCCATACAGTACCATCACTTTTTGCGCATCACTCATGCGATCATAAGCACTGGCAATGGCACATTTACCGAGCATGGCTCGCATATATCTAAGATGGTAGACGCCCGAATCAGCGTGGGGCAAACTGACAGGTTGAACAGAGGTGGCAGCCATAAAGTGGCCCTCCTTTCTTATTTGCAATGCCAGTTACATGCCCGGCATTGGCAAGGTTTGCAAGGTGTCTGAGGCTACGCTCAGCACAGGAACGGCTTGAAACTTCTGCTCTACATCATGAATAAACAACGCAAGTTCATTAAACACCACCGTCGCGCGGCTCACGGCACTGTTGCGGGTGCGTTCGGTCACACGATTTTGCGCTTTAATATCGAGCGCAATGCTTCCTAACACCCCGGCATTGGTGCTGATCTCTAATGCTCGCTCAGTTAATGGCACCTTGGCCTCATCGGCACTCACCGACTGTCTGACTGAGGGCAAGCAATCAAGCTCACGCAAAATGCCATCAACAATGGCACGATTGCCACTGACCTTGGTGATACGCACCAACTCATGTACCGTCAATTGATGTGGCTGATTCAACAGCAACTTATTACGTAACATCTGCGCCGCTATTTTACTTTTAACAGCCAGCTCACTCAGTGTTTCGCTCAATGCAAATTGACGTAATGCTCGCGCCACATACGGTTGTTCTGCTTTGTGTTTATTCAAATCATCGTTATACATAGCCGTGATCTTTCATATTGCTACACTCTGCACGTCAAATGAATGACGTCAGAATGGCTATTTACAAGGGGGATAATAGTAGCGTTCGCTCATATCAGCGGCTTCATTAAATAACGCTAACATATTGATTAATGGTTTTTCTTTCTTACATTCTTTGGGGCGAATAGGTAACCGACCTGCAGCTACCATCTTTTGAATCATGCCCTTTTTGATACCTGACATTTGTTCATATTGCTCAAATGTCACATAAGGGGATGCAATTTGCACTGTAATCGCTGTCATTTGTGATACCCTCGTATTCAAGTGCGCAATATTTGCAGATATTGCGTGATATTTAGATAAATAAATAATTCGTACGAATTGGAATATAATCCATATGACTTACCTTGTAAATAAGCATAAACGTGATTTTATGATTGATTTGAATCAACCCCCTGAATATCAAGGAGGAAAAAATATAATAAAAAGATTGATCCATTTGTTTGGTGTAGGTAATCGGCTTCAACTTGCAGACTTACTCGGAGTGACACAGGGAACGCTTTCAACATGGATGACACGTGATAGTACACCATATGAAATTCTGATTAGAGTTCATTTGGCAACTGGCGTACCGATGGAATATTTATGCTTTGGAATTAACGACGATGACTCAATAGTTGATCTATCTCGCTTTGATAAGTCAAATGAATTATCTGAACGTACGACATCATATTCTACAAACAAGATTGATCTATTTAAAATTGAAAATGGTGAATTAACTAAACAATCGCAAAATTTAACAAGCTTTGATTTTTTGGCTATATATAACATCAATATTGATGATGGTGATTATGCTATCCAGATCAAAAATGAAATGTTATTTATTGATTCAAGCGAGAATACCGTTACTAACGGTAGATATCTAATCTCTATTAATAACTCTAAAAAAATAGCAGAACTCCGCTTACTACCAGATGGTAACGTGTACTATTTCGATGATAATGAGAGATACCCGATCAACACTGACATCACCAAGGTATTAGGCAAAGTCACCGCCGTATTGGAAGCCGTATAATGAAATCAATCATGACATCTGTTTTTTCTACAACAAAAAGAAATATATTCGAAGGGCGAATAACTTCACTGGCGGATATTTTCCACGCAATTACCCAAATAAAAGCGAGTTCTGAATTTTACAAAACTAACGAAAAATTGCTTTTTAGAGGGCAAAATGACGCATCATATGAATTATTACCCTCCCTATGGCGACCAAACGAATCAGGTAAATATTATAACGAAGCACTTTTAATTGATAAATTTCTCATAGAAGAACCTTCAGCAAAAGATAAATATAAAACAAACTTAGAACTACTATCATATGCTCAGCACTACGGTCTTCCAACAAGGCTATTAGATTGGACAACCAATCTTTTAGTCGCAATTTACTTTGCATGTGAAGGGAGGACAAAAACTAATAAAGAAGGTAAAGTATTTTGTTTAGAAGCATTTAATAAACATAGCCTACATTCACTGAATAAATACAGTCTAGAAAATGCCATTATTACTTCACATAATGAATTCGACTTATTCCAAAAAATTCAATTATTATCTAGAAATGATAATTTATATTTCAGTGCCATATCAAATGATCGCTTTATAGATTTAAATAAAACTGACATCAATTATGATGCTAAAACATACTCCTTACTATCTTCAATAAAACAATTATCAATCACAAATGAACCACAAGACATTGAAAAACAAGAATTTCACTCTAACATCCCTGAATTTTCAATATATATTCCTCCCAAGATAAACTCAAGATTAAAAGCACAACATGGATGTTTCACAATACACATGGGGAAAATTATAGACAACTATACTATAAACTTTGATTATTTAAAGTTTTCTACATCTGCGATTACTGAAATAATAATCCCTGCTAATCATAAACAACAAATATTAAACGAATTAGATTATTGTGGTATTAATAAACAAACTCTTTTCCCTGAGCTAGAATATCAAACAGAAGCTCTGAAACAACACTGTTTTGACGACTAACGATTATGGCAATACGTAACCTCAAAGACGACAGTGATAAACCATGGCTATGCGAGTGCTATCCAACCGGTCGCTCGGGTAAACGCATTCGCAAATGGTTTGCCACACGTGGTGAAGCCCAAGCATTTGAAAATTTCACTATGCGTATTGTGGAAAATAAACCTGGCTGGGCAAAAGAGACGATCCCCGTTATTTATCTGAGTTATGTGAGCGTTGGTATGAATTACATGGCCGCCAACTTAATGATGGTGGCGGTAGAAAGCGCAAACTGCAGTTAATTTGTGAAGGACTCGGCAATCCTGTTGCCAGTAAACTCACTATTAATGATTGGGCCAACTATCGTCAGTTACGATTAGATGGTGAAGTAGCTGATTTACGTGGTACCAAACAAGTAGTCAAAGCCCGTACGGTCAATATTGAACAATCGTATTTGCTCGCAGTTTACTCTGAACTCAAACGCTTAGGTGAATGGGCTGGCCCGAACCCGTTAGAAGGCTTTCCACCGTTCAAGATACCGGATCAAGAAATGGGCTTCCTCTATCCCGAAGAAATCCCATTAGTATTGAACGAATGTGCCAACTCAAAAAACAAAGATGTCCGCACCGTCACGCTTATCTGTTTAGCCACAGGTTGCCGTTGGTCTGAAGCCGAAAAGATGACCGGCAGCCAAATTGCCAACAACCGCATCACCTTCATCAAGACTAAAGGCAAGAAGAACCGCACCGTACCCATCACTGCAGAACTCGCAGCACAGATACCAAGAAAACGTGGCCGCCTATTCTCAGACTGCCGCAAAGCGTTCCAACGTGCGATAAAGCGCACAAAACTAGAGTTCCCTGAAGGACAAATGACCCATATACTACGCCATACATTTGCCAGCCATTTCATGATGAACGGCGGCAACATTTTGGTATTACAGCGCATACTTGGCCACGCCGACATCAAGGACACCATGAAGTACGCCCACTTCAGCCCAGACCACCTTGACGACGCCCTCACCAAAAACCCATTAATTAATGTGAAGTGGTAGAAATTAAATGAGCAACAAAATAACCAAATGGATAATTTACGGTTTTTCTACAACAATTGTATTTTCAGTACTAATGCTTTTAGCATATTTTTTTAATTTTTATTATGCTGACTTCCCCTTTACTCTCCCAATTCCACTATCACGTGACAATGCTGAATGGGGAAATTTTGGCTCATTTATCTCTGGTGTTTTTGGTTTTGTATCTGCAATGGCAACTGTATTCACTTTATTATATATAGCCAAACAACATAAAGAAATTATGACTCTACAAGAAAAGGTCACTGCAGATCAAAAATATTTAGCAGCTAAACAATTAGAAGTTATAGCATTTGAAAAGCATGAAAAACATTTAGCCGCATTTATCTCAAACTGTATTGAAATAGAGGGTATCGTATTAAACCAATTAGAAATGAAATACAAACGCACTTTATATAAAGACATATTCTATGACAACAGTTATAAAAACACAGACTATACCGTTTCTATTTTTGATAAAAACTCTAAACTTAATCTTTTTATAAAATTTTTCGAAGCAATAAATAAAGAGATAACATATCTAAACTCCAATTTCGAAAAAAATGAACTTTGTAATAGAAAAATAAATAATTTAATACATGACATATACTGTCTGTCAGCGTATATGTATATTGAATTCAATGATGCCGTTCAAGACAATGGATCCATCTATTATGGTACAGCATTTCCAAGCCTTAATATTTTTATGGTAAAAAAACAGCTAAACCAACTACATCAAGTATTAGAACAATTAACATTTTTTTTGTTCAAAAAATGAAAAAAGTGAGCCATTAACCTTAGAAAAACCGACTAACAAACTCATTATCGAAATGATATTAACTTCATTTAGCGATAACTTTAAAATTAATCTACATAAACATGAGCTACATATAACAAATAAAGACAACCTAATAAAAGCAATGATAAAAACATATCATAACACTAGAAATTTAAAACTTGAAAATTTAAATAATAACGACAGAGATTCAATCAACAATTTCAACAATGAAATGAAGCATATAATTGGTATTGATATTTTTTCAAAAACAGAAGAGAACACCAAAGATTTAATTAACTTAACTTCAGAATCAAATGGAATATTACAATCGATTAAAAAGATTGATTTTCAAGAATTTAGTAACATTAACAGTATGATATATCAATTATATTAATCAATTAGCACTTTATATATACCAAACAAGGCATTATTAATAATTAAATTTAAATCATAGGAAATAACATCATCAAAGCAGACCACCTTAATCAGTGGTCTTAACCAATCCGAAATGCCAAACGTTAGCTGTTACTTTAAAGAATTTATTAACGTTCTTTTTCACATTCACCTAAAAATACTATATTGACTGCAGTTAAATGAAGTGTATAACTAACCATAGTTGCTGAAACACTTTTTATTTCAGCCCCCTGCCCGTGACCACCTTCCTTATTTCGAACAGTTGGGACACCACTTTCAAGCAATGCTCTAAAATGACTAAACTGTTCTTGCATATAGTCAGGGACTAGATTATTAGTTATGCAAACATTTATCAGTTTCTTGGCAGTATCTGTCTTACCATACTGCCAACCTCGTTTATCACATATTGCTTTCATCATACTTTCAAATGACTTTAAACAATCAACTAACGTTTCTTTGTACCGCTGGTTACGGTAATGAGAATGTGCAGAAAGGAACTCATCTCTTGCACCATTATATATTTTATCACCTTGCAATATCATCAGAGCAGGTTTAACTACTTCACTATGAATAAATTGAGAATCAATTTTTACAATTTCCCTTGAGAGATACTCATATCCAACAGCAGACTCTTTAAATCTATTATTTAACTCTTCAATTGCATCATCAGCTTTTTGTGTAGTACCGCAATCATGCGTAAAATGATATTGATTCTCTTTTATATATAATTCTATATACTTAAATGTCAGCTCTATAATATCCAAGCATTCTTCTACGTTTTTAGACTGCAAAAAGTAATCATAAACCGCCTCAAAGTCACTTTTGTATTGTTGCTTTGACAAAGAAAAAACACCGTACTCTTTACATAAAATCTCGTGTATTTTTTGATAGGCAACCTGAGAGGCTGTAGGCCCACCAAAATGCGAGTTGTTCTCTCGCACACCAATAGTTGCTTTAATAATATGTATAATTTGAACTCTTAGCTTATTTGGAATTTCTTTATACTGATAAACATCTGGAACATCACCACGAGCTTTTTTTTGTCTTGATGAGAACAACTCATAAATTGCCAT